TTGTGAATGTATTAAATTCCTTTTCTTCGTCAGGTACATGTTGAGAACTTTTTTCTTTAATTTTTTGGTACATAGTTAAAAAAGGAGTAGAAAAGTAATAAGGTTCCTTACCTCTTTTAAATTCACGATTTAATTTATCAGCCATAGAGAGTATCCATTCTGCTGTTTCTGCGGTATTAGACGTACGAAAAACACTGAAACCTTTAAAATAATTAAGGGTTGTGATTGATGAATATATCATTTTTTTATCCTTCGGATTTTGTATTGTAGAAAACATACCCTCTAACAGATAAATAATGGAATGCGGTGGTAATTCACTAGTATTTAACAGTCTATGTGATTGCTCTTCGTAACGACCATCTTTAATAGAGGACAATAAATCTGAAAATGATTTACGTTCAATCAATAAAATATCCTGGTTATCATCTGTCTGTAATAATATGTCTCCAATAAATAATTCTTTTTGAATTATTTGAATGGATGAATCTTGTAAAGTAGTTGCAAGTGTGGTCATAATTTTTTCATAAAGACTATGTTCTCTTTTATCAATAATTATATGCATAATGTCTTTACTGTAATAATAATATAATGTTGACGAAAACATTATATTGTTTCTAAAAAGTATTTACTTGTTTAATTGTTTACTTACCTGTGTTAGGAATATGGAAATATCTGTTGCTGGTTTGTGTAGCACCAATTGGGCGAGAGATGCTAGCTAAAGGTGTCTTGGTAAATTGTAAAAATTTCAAGCTAGCGCAGCATTTAGTGGTTTTTGTAAGGTCAGGGTTACATGTGTTAAAAGCAATGGATGTACGGTAGGGACGACCAATTTGGTAAGGGAATCCAGCTTTAGCAGAACCTCCACCTTGAGCTTGAGTAGTATATGTATTACTTCCCATGCTGGAACGATTTGATGAACGGAAAGCGCTTGCAGGAGCTGGCATTATTCTAGATATATATTTACTAAATATTTTTTTATGAATCTGCTAATAATAATATAAAAAATAATATAGAAAATTGACTACCTACTATAATAGTTCTTTATTCATTTTATTTTGGAAATAACATGAACATAGATGACGATATTCGCATAGAAAATGGTGCAAATGGTTCTGAGATATATATTTTCGATCCATACAATCCCCTAAATAAATCTATTTCTGATTCTAATATCCAACAAATATTAAAAACCTACGGACTAGATGTAGAAATCAATAATTTTGAACTTTACAAACGGTCATTTATTCATCGGTCTTATATTAAACGACCGAATCTAGAAAACGAACAAAATAATATTATTATATCTCCTAAACCAGAGGATTGTCTTCCCTTATATACAAAATCAAATGAACGACTAGAATTTGTAGGAGACGGAGTACTAGAGTGTATAACTAAATACTATTTGTACCGTAGGTTTCCTAAAGAGAACGAGGGATTTATGACCGAGAAGAAAATTGCCCTAGTAAAAAATGAGGCTATTGGTAAAATTGCTTACGAAATGGGACTGCATAAATGGTTTATTCTTTCTAAACATGCAGAATCAAAACAAACTCGTACAAATTTGAAGAAACTGGGATGTTTGTTTGAGTCGTTTATTGGGGCCATATTTTTGGATACCAATAAAATTAAGGTAAAGGACGAAGATGGATGGTTTGAAAATGTATTTGTTACTGGGCCTGGTTTTCAATTAGTACAAATTTTTATAGAAAACGTATTTGAGAAACATGTAGATTGGATATCGCTAATTAAAAACGACGATAATTTTAAGAATATTTTGCAGGTAAAGATTCAAAAGGAATTCAAAGTAACCCCTCATTATATGGAGGTTGAGGAGCATAATAGTGAATTTGGATATTACATGGGTGTCTATTTATGCTTAGGTCAACCAGTTCATAGTGTAAATCATAGTAAATCTATTCCACTTTCTAACTTTACATCCTATGCAGAAATTCATCAATATATGTCGGAACATGGAAAGATATTTGTATTTTTGGGAGAAGGAAAACATAAGATAAAAAAGAAGGCAGAACAAATTGCGTGTGATGAGACGATTCGGCAGCTTGAAGGGTTCTAGTAAAAAAAAATGTCCATTTTCGTCAAAAAATGACATAAAAAATTGAAAACTTTTTCCAGAATTTAAAAACAGGTATAATTTCCAGGGAGTATAGTGAAGAGAGCAGAATGAATATTACGGTTTTGGAGCCTAGGGAAGGTTCGGGATGCAATCCCATCAGTTTGGCCACCTGTGCTGCTGCTGATGGTTCCATGTTCAAAGGAACCGTTTACCATCTTGACGGCCAAGACGTGTATAATGGTACCCTCAAATGGCCCAATGGAAGGGAGTTCGTCGGCCGAGTGAACGAGGAAGGGGCTCCAATCACGGGCCGGATGACCTCACCTGACGGAAACGTCTACGACGGCACCTTCAACGGGTGGGGCGAGGACGAGGGCAAGTTGGTTTACGCCAACGGGGACACTTTCATTGGAAAGTTCATGTACTTCGTACCCACCGACGGAGTCATGACCTACGCCCCCCGTACCGTTCGGATGGTCAACGGTGAGGAAGTAAAGACGGGGGAGAAGGTGGAGCCTGCCCAGAAGTGGCAATGGGATATGGGTTATAATTAGTGTAAAGTATAAGAAAGTGTAAATGTTCATTAGTGTATATTTTTTTTTTGTTTGTTTCATTTTACAACCTTGAATGGTGCAGAAAACGTCATAAAATGACATAAAAAATTGAAAACTTTTTTCAGAAATTAATAATTGATAGATTTTGCGTGGAGTATAAGGAATAACAGAGAGCATGATGGAGATTAAGACCCTTCAACCCAGGGAGGGTTCTGGTTGCAACCCAGTCAGGGTAGCTGAGTGCACTGCCCCAGACGGTTCCACCTTCAAGGGTCAAGCTACCACCTATGACGGGAAGGACCATTTCACTGGCCGGGTCACCTGGACCGACGGTAGGACCTTCGAGGGACAGGTCAACGAGCTTGGCCAACCCGTCAAAGGGCGGATGACAAATCCCAACGGGTCTCGGTACGACGGCACGTTCAATGGGTGGGGCGAGGACGAGGGGCGACTGGATTGCGCCAACGGAGACATCTTCGTTGGCAAGTTCGTGAACTTCGTACCCACCGACGGAGTCATGACCTACGCGCCCCGCTCCGTCATGATGGTCAACGGCAAGGAGGTCAAAGGGGAGGACACGGTGGAGCCGGCCCAGAAGTGGCAATGGGATATGGGTTATTAGTAGATTGTAGACTCAGCTAGTTTTGTTAGTAATTTATGAAAAAAACCCTTTTTTCACATTATTGGGTAAAAATTCATTCATTTTAATCTAATTAGAATAAAATGAAAATTGTCATTAATACTTATAAAAAAGGAATCACTGCATTAGAACATTTGTTAGACAGTATGAAAAAACACCCGGAATTCTATGAATATAATATTATAGTATGTATTGGGGGATACTATGAGAATGAGAAATATCTTGTAAAACCGGAAGAAAATATTACTTATATTTATTGTAATCATAATTCTATAGATTATACAGGTTTAATAACACTTTTAGAACTATGTAGTGAAAATACTGATGACTATTACTTTTATTTACATGATACATGTTTAGTCGGGGATAGCTTTTTTCAAAAACTAAAAAATATTAATCTAGAGAACCTGACTTCATTAAAAATAAACCGGCATTTTTCTATGAATATAGGTATTTATTCTCAAAAAATTATAAATAAAAACGCCAATTTTTTATTGTCTAAAAAAAATACCGAAGAAAGTAAATGTTTTTTATTTAAAACAGTGAATTTTGAGGAAGATTACATATTCAACACGGACGATACGAATGTTTTATTAGACGACTATGATGGATGGATGAGAACAGAGCCAGTGGATTACTATAAAACCGGAACTCCTAGAATAATAGAATATTATCCGAATATTGATTTATATAAAATAAAAGCAAATTGGGGAGGTAGAGTTGATACTCTAACTCTGTGATTGCAGTAGTAATTATTGTAAACCTATTATAAAAACTATGTATGTTTAGGAATATGTTAATAATTTATATAATGACAATTGTTCAACCTATTCTCACAAGCGAGCAGATAACACAAATTACTAATTATGTGAATAATTATAGGAATTTAAACCATGCACCTCCATTAACATGGGATACTGATATGGCAGTAGTTTCAGGTAATTGGTCAAATTATTTATTAACAAATAATTTATTCCAACACAGTGGTTCTCCTCTTTATGGGGAAAATTTGGCTTATTTCCAAGGTTATGGAATGGATGTTATGACATTATTAAAATTAGCGGTGGACTCATGGTATAATGAGATTTCGTCTTATGATTTTTCTAAACCCGGATTTTCCCCAGCTACTGGTCATTTTACATGTTTGGTATGGTCAGCCAGTACTAAATTTTCTATTGGATTATCCATAGATGATAAAACTAGTGCAACTGATATAGTATTTAATACTAGTCCACCTGGAAACGTATCTGGTCAATATGAGACAAATGTTTTACCGGTTCAAATACCTAATCCTTTACCCATACCTAACCCCCCTACACCACCAATTCCAGTTTCCGAACATGGACAAATAATGAATATTATAAATGATTTATATAATGTTATTGTTTCTATTACAAGAAGAAAACCTATTTATTTTACTATTTCATTACTTAATAACATAATTATCCAAGTATCACATTTAACTACTCTCCAAAATTCTTCCGCAATAATAAATACATTAACTGGAGTAATTAATGATTTACCAAAACGTAGATATAACGTAATGATAATTAATACACTAAACACAGTTATTAATCAGTTGAAATTGTCTTTTTAATGTTTTTAATGTTTTTAATGTTTTTAATGTTTTAATGTTTTAATGTTTTAACTTCTTACTTGATAACTGTAGTTACAATGTGGGAATCTGTTTTGCTTTAGCACACTGTCAATGTCTTTAATGTATTATATATGAAATATAAAACATTATTAATTCTAGCTATCGTATTCATTATGTATATTCTGTTTTATGTAATAGAAATAAATGAAACTAGTATAGATTCTTCAAAATGGAGAACTCTATCAAAAGACGGATTTTGTTTACTTTATAATCCATTATATTCTGAAAAAACCACTTTGTTTCCTAGTAAAGAATTAGAAAATGATATTTTAAATGAGTTGCCGCAAGATTATGTCTTTATTGACTATGTGTATAAAATAAATAATGTATCTTTGTCAACATTTCATAGAGACGTGACATCAAGTCAATATAATTATAAAACAGATTATCCAGTTTTTACTGCAATATTATATAAATATAGTGGCGATTTACTGTCAATTTGTCCAGCTAGTAATATTACTTATCCACTTTGCTGGTCACACATTCATAATATTTCCGGATATACAGGTACTGTTTTTTTATTTAATTGTGATGTACTACATGCTGGTCAAATAAATAATTGTAAAGAAAGAGAAGTTCTTCAATACAAGATTTGTCATAAAGATGATTTAAATAAATTAAAACATTTGCATGGTATAAAAAAGGAGAAAACCGACATATGTACAATGTCATTTTATAACTTGTTTATAAGAAAAATGTCCTATTTCTTTGAATTTCCTATTAACTATATATTTTATCCTTTGATGATACAAAAAGAAAGTGAAAATACAACGATAGGTTTTTTTCAAAAATATATACCGATAGGTTTTTACAACAACTAGGGGGAACCAAGGTTCCCCCTTACCCCCTCCTTTTACTTTCTAATGATACGATTTACTTGAAACTACTTACAATCCATAGATAATTTGTAAGGAAGGGGGTTAGACAACAATGTTCTCATCAAACAAAGAAAATACATCTTTATCATGACTAATTATTATAATACATTTCTTATATTTCTTAAAATCCTTTATTATTCCTATTAATTCTTTTTTTAATTCAGCGTCCAAAGCATTAGTTGGTTCATCTAAAATTAATATTTCTGTAGGATTAATTAGTCCACTAATGACATTAACAACTTGACGTTGGCCACCGGAAATTTTCTCTCCTAATGACCCTGTTTTCTTATTATAAATATCTACATCACGGTATAACTGCGCAATCTTAGGATATTTCATAATTTCATCCATATGTCCTTTACATTTATCCAAATCTTTACAACCATAAAGCATGTTCTCTACAACAACTTTATCAAAAAGTTTGGAATTTTGATTTACGTATGTGATATGTTCGCGAATATAATTTGGGTCTATCTGTTTAATATTTACATTATCAATATAAATTTCCCCATCTGTCGGTTGATACATTTTAATTAATAATTTTGCAATAGTAGATTTACCATTACCTGACAAACCAGTTATTCCTATGATATTATTATTAATATTTAAGGTAAGGTTTAAATCTTTGAATATGTATTTATCCGAGTTAGGATATGTGTATGATACATTATCTAATATTATTTTAGTAAATGGAACTGAAAGCTCATCATAAATTTTTAAGTCTATTATTTCTTCGTTGCCTAACATCTTCTTAAATTCACCTAAAACGAAGACTAATCTTGCTGTAAATTCTAATATTTCTGGTATTTCTCCAAATATACTGTTCATTCTATCACGATAAAACAACAAAATAGTAAAAAAGGTTATAAAAGTAGTAGAGTCCATTTTTTTATCCATGATTAAATGAATCATATAACCAATGGATATGAAGATAACCATATGAATTGATATATTTAAAACTAAAGAGTGGTTGTTCATTGTAGAATAAAAGGCCATTGACCTATTTATATTTTCATCGGCTTTGGTCTTGTATGTATTCATTTCATTAACTGCTTGTCCTCTATAGATTACCTTATCAATGTTATTTAATAAGTTAATTATGTATCGCTCATTGTCATTTAATATTTCTTCATGTTGGGTTTTAGAATCTAATAAATAATTCCAGAAAAAACAAATATATATAAATATAATGAAATTTGCAACAATAAAGAAAGAACCCAAATATGTATCTTTATATAAAAAATAAAGTGCTATAATAGATAAAAAAGATAAAGATGGTATGATAAATAATAAAATAGTATTAAAAACAATATAACTAGCATTTGAAATTCTTGTTATGGGTGAAATAAATTCTACAAAATTAACATCACTAAAATTCTCATTATTTGTCATGAAAATTATTTTTAATAATTCGCGCTTCACCCATTGAGATAATTTTGTTAAAAGATTGTTTTGTAAATAACTTATAACTGCAGAGAATATTATAAAAACAAAGGATATTCCGATGAAATATTGAAAGTATTGTTGTGTCATAGAAAGGTTTCTTTTTTCAATACCTTTAATTATATTCGCAGTTATAAAGGATATTCCATTTATTTTTAATAAATTTTCTATTAAATCTATTACAATTAATATTCCTGCATTAATATATTCTTCTTGAAAAAATTTATTAAGAAGGAAAAAAATTATGTTCATTTATAGAATACTTACATTTTATTTGTAATTTACTACTTTAAATTTGTAAATTAAGATTGTAATTTACAAATTTTTCTCATTCCCCCCATTTCTAAATAAGAAAATTGGGTTCCCTTACTAGAATATATTTTATAAGAATACTATATATATATATTGTGTTATTCATGGAAAAAAAGGAATTATCTTCTTTAGTCACCCTAGAAAGTAAACCGGATTTGTCCAATAAACCTACATTTAAAATAAATTTTACAGGTGTGAAAGCTAAAGTAGTTGAAGAAAAATTTGAAGATGAGGATGAACCCGTAAGAACTGTAGTTAAAATTGTGAATAAAAGAAAGGGTGCCGAATACAGAGAAAATATATTTAATAGATTGGCTTTACATAATATTCATACTGGATATGCTGATGTGGCTCCTGAATTAAAACTTCTAAAACCTAGAGTT